AAATTCTTCTAATGTTGATTTTTCTCTAACAAAAATTAATAGATCAAATTATCAAGGTCTATCTTCTAAAACACAAGAAGGAACTCCAACACAATATTTTGTACAAAGATTTATTGATAAAGTAACTATTACTTTATATTTAACTCCAGGATCCACTGAAGCCGGAAACCTGCTTAACTATTATTATGTTAGCCGGATTCAGGATGCAGGGGCCTACACAAACAATGCAGATGTACCATATAGATTTGTTCCTTGTATGGTATCAGGACTTGCATATTATTTATCACAAAAATATAAACCAGAATTAGTTCAACAAATGAAATTACTTTACGAAGATGAATTAAAAAGAGCATTAGAGGAAGATGGTTCTTCTTCTAGTACATTTATAACCCCTAAAACTTATTATCCAAATGTCTAGATCAAACGGAAAATATGCACAATTTATTTCAGACAGATCAGGTATGGCTTTTCCATACAAAGAAATGGTTGTTGAATGGAATGGATCACGTGTACATGTTTCTGAATTTGAACCAAAGCAACCACAATTAGAACCTAAACCAACTGTTGCTGATCCACAAGGTTTACAATTTGCAAGACCTGCAAGAGTTGAACCTGAAACAGAAAGTTTATTACCTGGTAACCCATTTAATTTTACTTCAGGTTCTAGTGTTGTAATTGTTACAGAACCTGGTCATGGAAGATCTACTGGTAATACTGTTGTGTTTAGAAATGTAGATGGAAGTCCAGGTGGATTAGCTTATACAGTGTTTGAAAATGCTTCAGGATTTAGTATAACAGTTATAGAGCGGAAGTAATGCAACATTAACAGGAAACTCAGGAGGAATGACTGTGACCGCTGGTCCAGTTACATTAACACCATAATGACATACGCAGAATTAGTACAAAAAATTAGAGATTACACAGAGGTAGATTCAAATGTTTTAACATCGACTATCGTTGATGGAATTATTAGTGATGCAGAATTTAGAATATTTAGAGATGTAGATTCTGATAATAACAGAAGATATGCAACAGCTAATTTAATTGCATCACAAAGATTTATAGATGTGCCTGCTGATTTATTGGTGGTTAGATCTGCACAAATTGTTGATGGTGGAGAAGGTGGAACTAGAAATTTTTTAGAATATAGAGACACAAGTTTTATGTCCGAATATAATTCAACCGGTGCTACTGGAGAGCCTAAATATTACAGTATGTGGGACAAAGACACTATTGTTTTAGCTCCTACACCTAGCTCAACTTATGAAATTCAGTTAAACTATATCTTGAAAGACCCTGGTTTATCTGCTACAAATACGACAACATACATTAGTAAGTATTTTCCCAACGGACTATTGTATGCATGCTTAGTTGAAGCATTTTCTTTTTTAAAGGGGCCAAATGATCTCTTGCAATTATACGAAGGAAAGTATAAACAAGTAGTTGAAGGCTTCTCAATTGAACAAATGGGAAGACGAAGACGAGATGAATATCAATCAGGTGTTCCTCGAGTCGGAGGCAAATAAGGAGATAAATTATGGCTATAACACAAGCGATTGCAAATGCGTTTAAAAAACAATTATTAGAAGGAGATCAAAACTTTTCAAGTTCTGGTGGTGATGTTTTTAAACTAGCTCTTTATACTTCTTCAGCAACTCTAAACTCAGCAACGACTGCCTACACTGCAACTAATGAAGTTGCAAACTCAGGTACTTACGCAGCGGGTGGTGGAACTCTAACAGGTCAGAATACTTCAATTGCATCAGGTGTTGCAATTGTTGACTTTGCAGATTTATCATTTACAGGTGTAACGTTGACAGCTAGAGGTGCATTAATCTACAACACATCTTCTGCAGTTACTGACGCAGCAGTTGCAGTTTTAGATTTTGGAGCAGATAAAACAGCCACATCAGGAACTTTCACAGTACAGTTTCCGGCATTTACTACAGCGGCAGCTATATTAAGAATCTCTGGATAATAGGAGTTTTAAATGGCATTAGTCGTTAATGATAGAGTTAAAGAAACCTCTACCACTACCGGTACAGGTACATTTACTCTTGATGGAGCAGTAACAGGGTTTGAAACGTTTTCAAGTGCAATTGGAAATACGAACACAACGTATTATGCAATTGTAAACACTACTGATGGTGAATTTGAAGTTGGATTAGGTACAGTAGGGGCTGGCACTTTAGCTAGAACTACTATTATTTCATCATCAAATTCTGATAGTGCAGTAGATTTTGCAGCGGGAACAAAAAATGTATTTGTAACTTTACCTGCATCAAAATCAGTTATATTAGATTCAAGTGGAAACATTGTTGCAAACAATGGATCTAACTTAACAAATTTAAATGCAGATAATTTAGCTTCAGGTACAGTACCTGATGCAAGATTTCCTGCAACACTTCCTGCAGCAAACGGTTCAGCTTTAACGGATTTAGAAGCTACAAATATAGCAACTGGTTTAGTTCCAACCGCAAGACTGGGTACAGGAACAGCTTCATCTACAACTTTTTTAGCAGGAGACCAAACTTACAAAACTATTACTGCGGACATTACAGCAGTCACAGCTGGGGATGGTTTAACTGGAGGTGGAACTACAGGTGACGTTACACTAAACGTTGGAGCCGGAAACTTAATAGATGTTCAAGCTGATCAAATAGATGTTGATCTTTCAGAATTAACAACTTCAACTTCAGACGCTGATGGAGATTTTTTTGCAGTAGTAGATGCTGCTAACGCACAGAAAAAACTTACAAAAGGAAATATTAATATTTCTGGTTTTAATAATGATAGTGGATTCATTGATGGGTCTTCTTTAAATGCTTCTAATTTAGATTCTGGTACTGTACCAGATGCAAGGTTTCCTGCAACTCTTCCAGCTATAAGCGGTGCAAACTTAACAAATTTAGATGCTTCGGATTTAGCTTCAGGCACAGTACCTGACGCAAGATTCCCAGCAACACTTCCTGCAATTAGTGGAGCAAACTTAACATCTTTAAATGCTACAAACATTGCTTCAGGAACTTTATCATCAGACAGACTACCAACAGTACCAACAACAAAAGGTGGTACAGGTTTAACAGCTATTGGAACTGCAAATCAAGTTCTTGCCGTAAATTCAGGTGGAACAGCTTTAGAATATCAAACTATCTCTGCTGATATAACAGGTGTTACAGCAGGTAGTGGTTTAACAGGTGGTGGAACTTCAGGCGATGTTACTTTAAATGTTGGAGCAGGTAATTTAATTGACGTTACAGCAGATGCTATTGACGTTGATCTTTCAGAATTAACTACATCTACATCAGACGCTGATGGAGATTTTTTTGCTGTAGTTGATGCAGCAAACGCTCAAAAAAAATTAACAAAAGGCAATATTGCTATTTCAGGTTTTAATAATGATAGTGGATTCATTGACGGATCTTCTTTAAATGCTTCAAATTTAGATTCTGGAACTGTGCCTGACGCAAGGTTTCCAGCGACTTTACCAGCTTTAAATGGATCTGCACTAACAGCACTTAATGCAACTCAACTTACTTCTGGAACTGTTCCTAACGCTAGATTAAGTGCTATTCCAAATTCAGCACTAGCTAATAGTGCAATTACAATTAATGGAACATCTACATCGCTAGGTGGTTCTATTAACGTTGGTGACATCACAGGAGTTACAGCAGGTACATTATTAGATGGTGGTGGGACTTCAGGCACCGTTACACTTAATGTTGATTTATCAGAACTTGCAACCTCTACATCAGATGCAGATGGTGATTTTTTTGCTGTAATTGATAGTGCTAACGCACAGAAAAAATTAACAAAAGGAAATATTAATATTTCTGGTTTTAATAACGACGCAGGTTATACAACGAATGTCGGTGACATTACAGGTGTTACAGCAGGTACAAATTTAACTGGTGGTGGAACTTCGGGAACAGTTACAATTAATATGGACACAGGTGGTGTTGGAGCTGGAACTTACGGAAGTACAGCTAATGCAACTAAAATTGATACAATTACTGTCGATGCTTATGGTAGAGTTACGGCTGTTGCAACTGGAGCAACTGGAGATATAGATGGAGTTACAGCAGGTACATTACTAGATGGTGGTGGAACTTCAGGAACTGTTACATTAAATGTCGACTTATCAGAATTATCTACTTCAACTACAAACGGAGATGGAGATTATTTTGTAGTTGTTGATACAGCAAATGCTCAAAGAAAATTAACAAAAGCAAATATTGCAATCTCAGGATTTAATAATGACTCTGGATTTACAACAAACACTGGAACTGTAACTTCTGTTTCTGGTGGAAATGGATTAACAGGATCAGTTACAACTTCTGGATCACTAGCAGTTGGCGCTGGAACAGGTATAGATGTAGCTGCAGATTCTATCTCTGTTGATGTATCAGACTTCATGACCAATGGTTCTAACAATAGAGTTCTTACTGCAACAGGCACAGATGCGATGAATGCTGAAGCGAACATGACATTTGACGGTTCTACTTTAACAGTAACAGGTGCAGTAGTTCCTGGAGCAACTGATACTTATGACTTAGGTACATCAGGAAATGTTTGGAGAAACTTATACACTGGAGACTTACATTTATCTAACGAAGCAAAATCAGAAGGTAATGCAGTTGATGGTACAAAAGGTAACTGGACTATTCAAGAGGGTGAAAATGATTTATATATATTAAATAATAAATCAGGAAAGAAATACAAATTTAAATTAGAGGAAATGTAATGAAAATTATTTTTGATAAAAAAGAATACGACACAGAAGAATTATCGAACGAAGGTAAAGTTTATGGTAACAAATTACATGAAATTGTAGTTAAGAAACAACAATTAAATATTCAATATACAGATTTAGAAGTTTTACAAAAACATTATTCTGAATTACTTAGAAAAGAATTACCTAAAAAAGAAAAGAAAAAAACAAAAACAGGAGCCTAGACAATGGCTTTTGGAATAACCACATTTGCAGAAAGTCCTTTTGCGGCTACAGGGTCACAAAGTATTAATGTTGCATTAACGGGTTTTGATTTAACTGTTCAAGAAAATACACCTGCTATTACAGGTGATGCAAATGTTCCTGTTACAGGTCAAACTTTATCTACCACATTAAATAATGATGGTATTAATATATTTGTAGGAATAAAAGAAATTCTTACGGGAATTGGTTTTAATGCAAATCTAGGTTCAGTCACTACAGTTGGACATGCAAATGTTTCATTAACAGGTCAATCAATGACTATTGCAGACGGAACTGCAATTGGAAAAGCTGATTTTAATATAGAAGTAACAGGTCAAAGTTTAACTTCAAATTTAGGATCTGTTAATGCAACTGCAAACTCAGACGCAGCTGTAACTGGTTTTGATTTAACATCTAATTTAGATTCTGTTTCAACCACTGGAACAGGTAATGTTTCACTTACTGGAGAGTTATTAACTGCAACAGAAGGAACTTTAACTTTAGACGCAAATACATTTGCTTCAGTTACCGGTGAAGCAATGACTGCAGAAGAAGGAACAGTGGATCCTTCTCCAGACGCTTCCGTTGTTGGTATTGGAATGTCTGCAGCGTTGGGTCTTGGAACAGTTACTGCAGGAGCTGATATAGCTGTCACTGGTCAAGAAATGACTATGGATGCAGGAACGTTAGCTGCAACTGGAACTGCTGAAGTATCTTTAACTGGAGAACTATTAAGTATTGCAGAAGGTAATCTTAGTGTAGCTGCTAATGCAGATGTAGTAGTTACTGGTCAAGAATTGACTATGCAAGAAAATGCTCCAACGGTTACTGCAGATGCAGATGTTTCTGTAACTGGAATAGGTTTCACGGCAAATCTTGGTACTTCAACTGCTAAATTAGATATATTTGTAGTTGTTACTGGTCAGGAAATGACTATGCAGGAATTTACTGCAACAGCACCAGATTCATTAG